TTAGAGTTTCTGGACGACCCATCTGACCCGTCCCAGTAGAAAATTATCATTTTGTATCTCTATAAAAGGTATCTCAGTTGTTGGAAATAAGATATTGTCTGGTTTTAAAATTACTTTTTCTTTATCAACAAATAAACGCTTTATTACAGCGCCTTCGTATGGTAAATATACCGCGTATATCTTTCCGCTAATTATTTTCTTGTCGTTTTCAGCAACTCCTACGATTGCACCATCCAGGATGGTGGGATACATACTATCGCCCTGAATTATCACAGGTTTTATGGACGGCTGATAGAAATCTTTTGGAATACAAATTAATGTTATTGGTTCATGGCTGGCTAATTCTCTTGCATTTCCAGCGCCGGCAAGGGAATAAACGCTTATCTTTACAAACCCTTCAAATATTTCTCCCTCTCCAGGCATCACCTCTTTTCTTTCACGATATTTTGGCCCTTTTTCATACAAAATCCAATCAATATTTATTGATTCCCTTTCACAAAACACCTCTAATTTATCAACAGGAATACTATTTCTCCGTTTTCTTTCACTAAAAGCCTCCCTGCTATAACCTAGCAAATTAGCTACTTCCCAGTCATGTTTGAGTTTTTTATGTTCTTTGATTCTTTTTATTATTGACAAAAAATCAATATTTCTTGTTTTTTCTATTGACATATTCAATATTTATTGATAAATTATCCCTCATCAATAAAACAACGTTTATAGAGAGGGTAAAAAAATTAATTACGTAAGAGCTTCCTGGATTCCTTTAAATCGCTCCACAATGTAAGGGGCTGCCTCTTTCAGAATCAGTATGGGCGCTGTTATCGCTGATCCTGCCAGCACTAATAGGCAGTTTGTTAACAATGTATATTTTAAGCCTTTTTGGATTTTAGACATATATGAACAGAAAAGTGAAAAGTCTTATGGTTTTAAAAGGCATCAAGGGTACGGATATCGCCAGGCAGCTTGGCTTAAGCCGCGTGACCGTATCGGTGGTCATCACCGGTAAGGGCAAGTCAAGAAGGATACAGCAGGCGATTGCCGACACCCTGGGCGTATCATTTGATGATCTCTGGTCAGAAAAAAACAAAAAAAGAAAGGGGGTGAATACGTAATGGTTCAAACAGACCACGTAGGGACACGGAGCACCGTGTTCGTACAAGCTGATACGAGAAGGATTATTGCAGCAAAGACCTGTGCGCTCCAGAAAAGGCATAATGAGATTCAGCGGTATTTCATGAGAAATTTCGGAAATCTTCTGATGGATTACCATACGCTTATGGACTCCTATGAAGTTACTCTTGACGCCTTAGTTCAATTACTTTCTCTAGAAGGGCTAAGTCCTTCGGAGATAGCTTTGAAAATTCAGGGTGTAGCGGATCATACAGATTCGCTTGTACTGCTAAAGAAAGAGATTGTGCGATCTCTCGACGCTTTCGACATAAGGGCTCCCCTTCGCTCTCCGGGCAATAGAACTGGTCGCACTCCCCCAGCTTTTGGAGGTACTCGAAGCAGGGCAGAGGCAGGAGTGCTTCAATGATCTTTGCCATGCGTTCGTTCACGGCAAAGCCGTATCGGGTCATTTTTGAAGGTAAAAGTTTCTTTTTCATGGGAAGTCTCCATAAAAAGGACGTGTATTTTCAAATTTTGGTTGATTCTAGCGTTTTTTGTGAAAAGGGTCAATGTCTAAAATGAGAAAAAGAATTGACAAGGTAACGCCAGGGCAGCTTAGCCTCTTTGACCTCATTAAGAGGGTTTCTCAAGAGGAAAATAAGCTGATAAAGAAGTCGGGGTCTTTCAATATCGATGCGCAGATCCGGGCACTTCTTTCCGAAGCACTGAAGAGGTGCCCCCTATCACGCGAGGTGGTTGCTGCGAAGATGAGCGAACTCCTGGGAAGGGAAATTTCAAAGTCGAGATTAGATAGCTGGACGGCAGAAAGCAAGGAAAATCACCGGATCCCGTTTGACAGCGCAATGGCCTTTTGCGAAGTCACGGGAAGTATGGAGATATTCCAGGTGGCTACAGAAATACTTGGCTGCTATCTGATTAAGGGAAAAGATGCGCTGCTTACCGAGCTTGGCAGGATAAAGCAGCAGAAGGATGAGATTAATAAGAATGAACGGTTGATAAAAATGAAGTTAGAGAGGATGGGAGATTGAAAAGGGATTTAAAAGGAGATGGTATGGGAATAGACATGAAGGACATGATTATCAATATTCCTGTAAGCTGGAAGGTCGCAAAGATTAAGGATATGGAGGTGTACGTAACTATCGATGGTAAGGAACACCGTTTCCCGATGGATAATTTTTCTGAAAGCGGGCTGAAGCAATTACGGGCAAGATGGCTGGGACAGATGAAGGCGCTCCTCATGCAGAGAAGTACTATATACAAGTACATTGAGGTGGTAAATAGCGAATTGGAGAAAAGAGAGGGATAACACATCCCCGTAGGGACACGGTGTTCCGTGTCCCTACGCGGGAATAAAATCCACCCTGGAATGGGTGGGTAGAAAGGAGGGATGGGTGATAAGTAAGGTTGAAGAGAGCAAGGAAATAAGTTTTAAGGTAGACGGACAGGGGTATATATTCAGACTCGATGAGTTTACGGAGTGGGATTTAAAACTCATAAAGGGGCTTGTATTAAGGCTGCTGGGTGATGTGCTTACTGAGAGGGACAGGATGTATGAATGTATCAGGCGTATTAACGGGGAATTGGATCGAAGGGTGAATGAAAAGGCGTGTAAGGAATAACACACCCCCGTAGGGACACGGAGCACCGTGTCCCTACATGGGGAATAAAGCAGGAATGGAGGTATTAATGAGAGAACGGCAATATAACAACAAGGTTTTAGACAAGGCGCTCCAGATCGTTGATGCGCTCGGATGCCCGGAGTACATCGAAATGAGCATTGATGACCTGAGCGCGGCATTGAAGGTTCCAAAAGGCACCCTCATGCCGTACCTGGCGACTTTCGAGCGGTACCAATGGCTGGAACAAACGCAGGAAAGGAAATGGCGGATCTCGCCGCGGATTACCCGGTTTGCAGAAGGGTGCAGGAAGCATTTTATGAATAAGCGGGTTGAAATAGACAGGATGGAGAAGGAACATTTGGGATGAAGGTAAAACCCACCCCTGGCCCAATGGTAGAGACGCAAGATTTTGCGTCTCTACAGGAGAATTACGAAATCGGAAATGAGATTGTATTGGGCGTCTTAGAGCGCCCACTCCTGGCAGAGTGGTCTATCCCTCCCTCTGCCAGGGGATAGACTTTCGGGATGGAGGAAAAGCTATGACAAGTCGAGGACGTTCAATATTGATGCGGAAAGGATTTAGGATATTTCGCATGGAATTGTGTGAGATGAAAAAAATTCTCCAGGCAACACCGGCAGGTGGCTGGAAGGTGTACGGGAAATATGACACAAAAGCCGCTTGTAAGAGGGCCTGGGATGAGTTGTTGAAAGATGAAAGCAATTTGGAGGATTAGAGTAACGATTATGAATGAATATAGAGCTTATACGGATGATCAAGGGTGTACGGTTAAGGTCAGTAGTGGTATTTCAGGGGGAAAGGTGTGGATGACTTGCCGGGTGAAGCCTTCCGGGTCGCTTCAAAGGATCAAATCAAAATTCTTGCCAGACCGTCCTACCAGGGATGCGGCGCAGAAAGATCTGGATAGTTACGCGTTTGTAAAGGGATGGAGAATTTCATATTCAGAGAGGGTGTAATGTCTAAACACGTCCAATACAGAGAAATTACAAGCTTATATGTAGTAACAGACGAAGCGCAGGAACGCGTACTCCTTATGCGCACGATTCGCAATAAACATGGATGCCTGGATTCTGCGAATTTGGGCTACATGAGTAAAGTTGCCTGGGAGAAGTTCGTCAGGAAAGAATATGTACGGATTAATCGTCCAGGAATGACGCTTTATGAGCAATTTATAGCTGAGGAATAAAAAATGAAAAAGTACGGAAATCCGTACTTTTTAAAAGGCGTTTTGTTGATTTATAAGGACTTACGACAAAATTTGGTACGGAAAAAGTACTTCTAGGAAAGGGGGACAGATGAAAGAAAAGGAAAAAGAGGCACTGACGCCTGTACAGGAAAGGGTAGCTGAATTACAAGAAGAAAAAAATCAGGGTATACTTAAATCGGGGGAACTCGTTGGCGCTATAAAAGCTAGGAGATTCCACGAGGAGTTGCTTCGTTATTTTCGGATATCTACCCAAATTAGGGCATTGGAGGAAGGCGCGCATGAGGTGTATGGTATGGATGCCAAGACGTTTTGTAAGAAAGTTCTGGGTATACCATACACGACACTAAATGAACAAAGAGCGCTTCTTAAAGATGTAAAGCTGGAAGTGGTTGCAGCTTTTAAGGCGATGGGATGTTCAGACTACGAGATTGGGCTTTTAAAGACCAGCGAGGACGAGGAAGTAAAGGCACTCATGAGTAAAGGGACTCTTGTTGTTGGGAGTCAGGAAATCTCAATTACTCCCGATAACATGCCCAGGATAGTTCGTCATGTAGAAAGAATTGTACAGAAGAGTAACAACCTGGAAGAGGAAAACCAGCGGCTGAAAAAAGAATGTGATAGTAAATACGATACCCAGAAGCAGTACAAGGAAAAGCTTGCGGTGAAAGAGAAAGAGATCTCACAGCTCAAGGCTCAACTTGATGACCAGGGCATCCCTGAGGGTGACAAAGAGGCACTGAAAAAGATCGAAACCCTCAAGATCCAACTGCGGGGCATCATCAGGATCATCGAGAGCGCAAACCTTAAGGGGCATAATGAAGAGGTAAAGGAAGATCTCCTCCTCCTGGCCCAGTACGCACATGACCGCGGCGAGCTCTGCCTTGGTAGGGTTTTGGAGCTCACAAAAGGGCCTGCACATACCCCAGACAGGGAATATGCAGAGGAAGAATATAAGAAGGTCTGGGAAGAGGACTAGTAGGGGCGGGTTTCAAACCCGCCCGTACATACGGGAGATGCACATGTCTACAGAATTAGAAAAGGAGATCGCCGGCAGGTTGATGCACGCCGGCAGTGGTGAGAGACGCGGCGAGATTGTTGCGTATTACATGCACACCTACGGGATGAGTAGAGGTAAAGTCTATACCATGGCAAGAAAGGGAGGATACCGCTCCCGGAGGAAACCTCGCGCTGATAGAGGGAAGATCAAGTGCGGCCTCACCCCTGATGATTTGAAACTTGTTGCGGGTATGCAGAAGTGTACCAAGCGCCGGAATAAAAACATGCTTATGCCCACCACGGTTGCCCTGGAGCTTCTCAACGATACAAGAAAACTCGATGGCAAGGAAGAGCTCGACATATCCCCTTCTACCGTCAACCGTCACTTACGGATACGCGGGATCTCACGGAGGCAGATGCTCAGAAACTGGACCACTGACGATCACCAGACCCCGGCATTCTGCGTTTCTATGACGGCGGAGTTCGTGAACGAGTGGCACGCCTTCGACATCACCCCTTGCATTCAGTATTACTTCAAACCCAAAAAGGGCCTTGCACAGCACGATATGAACCTGGAGCTGTATCCGGGCAAGCTTGAGAATTTTAAAAAGATCGGCAAACACCTGCACCGGTACGTACTCATCGATGTGAAAAGTCAGTGTTATTTCTTCAAATACTACTATTCGGCTGGTGAAAACCTTGCAGACCTGCTTGATTTCCTTTTCAGCGCATGGGCATTCAAAGAGAAGTACCCCTTTTGCGGCGTACCGTTTAACCTGTATGCGGATAAGGGTGCTGCGATGAAATCACAGTTCTTACGCTCCGTTGCAGACCGGTTGCAAATCAATTTAGATCATCACAAGAAGGGGAATTCGCGGGCAAAGGGAATTGTAGAAGAGCGGATGAAGTATATACAAGAGCACTTTGAATGCAAGACGGCCTTCCGTCCTGCTATGTCGCTGGAGGAGATTAATCAGTGGGCGTTCGAGTGGTGCATAAAAGACAATGCGCTTTCGATCCATACGCGCATGAAGACGACCCGGCTTGCAAAATGGACGGCGCTGATCAGGCCAGAACATAAGAGGATCCTGGACTGCACGAAGGAGACCTTCATGGGGCTTGCAACGAGTAAGCCTGTACCGGCAAGGATCTCGACATATAAGACGATACGGTTTAACGGGCAGGAATATCTCATCAGCGGCCCTGTGAACCGCGGTGATGAGGTTATGGTGGATTATGATTTCATCGATAAAAACAATATCCGGGCGTGGAAGGTTGAGATGGACACACAGAATATCATCCACCTGCGGGCAACGATAATTAGAAGGGATGCGTACGGTGACCGTGAGGATGCGGTAAAGATCGGCAAGGAATACAAGCGGCATGAGGATACGCCGATACAGGTGGCAATGAAGGAGATGGATGGAATAGATTACTCGAAGGTAGCGGCGGCCTCTTTCGGGCATGATCTGGAGAAAGTCCCGGAAAAGGTGGGATACATCGAGCGACAGGGGACGGTGATTGATGTGGGGATAAAGAATGTGGATCGTGAAATACCGTGTAGGGACACGGAGCACCGTGTCCTTTCCAGTATGGACACGGAGCACCGTGTCCCTACGGAGACCGGTGGCATGAAATCCGAAATCATCACCTATTCCCGGCATGATGTCTTCCGGGAGGTGCGGTTCAGGCTGAAACTGGAGCGTATTACCCCGATACAGTCGCAGCTTATCGATGAATGTTTAGGGGACAGGCAGGCGGTGGAAGATACGGTGATTGAGGAAATATGTCAACTGTTGGGGAAGTCAGAAGACAGAAGTCAGGAGGCAGAAGTAGAATTAAGAAAGGTTGTTTTAGGTTGAGGGCTTTTCTTAACCTCAACCTCAGCCTTAACCTTAAAAAAGGAGGGATGAATGAGGCATGAGTCAACCATGTGGGATAAGCTGCCAACCAAGCCTTTGCGGCTAAAACAGCGGCTTGCAGAGGCAGGCAGGCCAATGAAATGGCTGGCAGAAGAGGTCACAAAGAAGGGATATAAGATATCAAGAATAACAATCTGGGGAGTAATCAATAAGCAGTATGAAACTTCTGAGCATGATAAGCTTAAGAGGCTTATTGAAGAGGTGCTTGCTGAGCATAAGATTGCAACAACAGGCATCTGGCAGTATCTGGAGGGCGCTGAGTATAAGATGAAGAAGATTAGCTGCCAGAAGAGTTTCCGTCATAGGATACAGAACAGGTCTGGCAGACCGAGACAGAATAATATCCGGGTAAGAAAAAATATACAGGAGGATTCTCAGGTGAATTACACGAAGACATACCTCGATGACGAGGTTTTGCGGCATTTCGGGCTGGGGGGAGATCCATTTTTTGACGTCATTGATTTTACAGATATCTGGATATCTCCCAGGCTAAAGGTGGTTGAAAGGCGGGTCTACGACACGATCAGGCGCCATGGGATCATGGCCCTGGTTGGCGATATCGGCGCAGGGAAAACCACGTTTTTGCGATACGTGCTTACGAAGGTGATGAAGGAAAAAAACATCAAGATTATTTATCCTGACAGGATGGATAGGAGAATGCTCAACGGCTCCGCCCTTACCCAGGCAGTTATTACACAATTGGGAGGCCAGCGAATCCCCAGGAGTGCCGTTGAACGCGATGCTATGGCAAAGCGGCTTCTGGAAGAAAATGTCCGGATGGGGTCAAATCCGGTTGTCATCCTGGACGAGGCGCACGATCTCAATGAGGAATCATACATTGCCCTTAAGAGGTTATGGGATAGCGGTATGATTTTCAAACTGCTTTCGATAATCCTTGTTGGCCAGGGCGGTGTAGACAGCACGAATACGCCCTACGAACTCATGGACCGCTTGCAGAATAACCCGTTCATCCGTGAGTTCTCAGAGCGGTGTTATGTGATTGATCTGGGGAACCTGAACGGGTCTATGGCGCAATATCTTGATTTCAGGTTCAAGAAGGTGAGCGGTGACGTCCATAAGGTTTTCAGTGATAAGGCGCTCCATATATTGGCAAAGCGGGCAGAGGTACCACAACTGGCAAATAATATTGCGGTAAGGGCGATGCAGAATGCTTACCGGGACGGGAAGACGCAGGTGACGCCTGAGCACGTGGCGGAGGCGTGAAATATGAAGAGGAATTAAGAAAAGGAGGTGTAGTTTGGCACGGTTAAAACCGAAAAATAGTATTAAAAGCAGGGAACAGGCAGAGGCTGCAATGGCAAGGCTGAACAACATTGATATGCAGCTTGCAAGTTGGGATATGGACGAAGCGGAAGATATCGCACTGGTAAGAGAAGAACATGCCAAAACACAGAAAAAGGCCGGGCGTGCGGGGTTGGAAGCGGAAAAGGCGCTGCTGGTGAAGGAACTCGGGGCATGGGCTGAAGAGGCGGCAGATACGTGGGAAAAGAAGACGCTCGAAACACCGTTTGGGCGGTTGGGTTTCCGGGTGTCCACGCCGGCAGTGGTATTGATGAAGAGAGTGGTGAAATCCTTCAAGGATGCGGCAGAGCTTGTAAGGGTGTGCCTGCCTGATTTTGTACGGGAATCGTACGAGATTAACAAAGAAAAGATTCTTGATGCGGAACGGCAAGGTACTCTCGATAGGAAACAATTGAATAAGTGCGGGCTGGATGTCGACCAGGATGACGAGTTTTGGCTTGAAACGAATGCCTCGAAGGATCTGGATGAGGCTGCGAAGAAGTTGAAATGTGAGTGAGGGAAATTCACCGTAAAGGCGCACTTGTCAGCTTGCCAGCTTGAAGGACGCAAAGGAAAAACAAGCGGATTTTGTAGGGGCGCGGTGCCCGCGCCCTTTTTAAATGAAGGAAATTTTTTAGAAAGGCAGGAAATATGGACGAAACAGCAGTAGTAGAAAAAGACGTAGGGGCAGGTTTGAAACCTGCCCGTACAGGCAATGATGAGGTTGTGGGTATGATTATGCAGAAGCTAACGGAATTTGATAAAGCAATTGCGGAGAGCGAGATTCTGGAGATCGATGGACTTTCAGTTGATAATAAACCATGTACGGAGTTAACACAAGAAAGCCGGATCAAGGTCTTAAATCATAATATGGGAGATGCGTTTGAGGTGTCGGTAGACGCTATTGTGAGGCAGCCGCTGAAGGACCTCGTCCTTGCTCTTGAGACGGGATTGTTTCACCGTCTACACGGTGTGACGAGGATCGTAGGATACTACAGCCGCATACAGAACTGGAATTCGAGCAAAATCGGGGAGTTGCAGGATCGACACAAGGGGCAATATTCCGTAAATCCGTGACCGTGTTGTAGGGGCGGGTTTCAAACCCGCTCCTACGTTGTTCAGAAAGGCGATGAAGAAAGATAACGTGACGATATTAGAAGAGCATATCTACCGGTGGGAATGTCCGAACTGTGGGCACTATAACACGGCATACTATAAGAAAATACCTGGAGCACTTGAGTGTGATCGATGTGAATATAAAATTCTAATCAAGGAAATTTTATGAACGAGTTATTAGCAGGTTTACAAATAATAAATGATTTTTCAGAAACCATCGAAAAGTTAAATTTTCTTTCGTGGTATAGAGGGGCAACGGCGGAAGACTTTGAGATGGCACGGAAGAATAATAGCGGGAAACTGGATGCTTTGATGGCGAAGTATTCGAGGGAGCTGGACATAATGGGAAGGAAATAAAACAGATGAAAGATAAAGATAGAGAAGAAGGAACACATATTATAAAACTTGGTTCTGCCTGCACGGTTGGGCAAATACTGGAACTGCTCGGACCATACGAAAGACACTGTCCGATCAGGTGTGAAAACAAAGGACCTATTGAAGTTGAATTTCATAGGAAACACGCTGGTTTAGATAGTATCGTCCTAAAATAGTCAGGTTAAGCAAATGAAAAAGAACACAAAACAAAAACTCCTTGCCGCCCTCTTTGCCGAAGCCGCAAAACTCGGCATCGATAGCGAAACGCTAAGGGAGGATATCGCTCCCGACCTTATCGAAAAGCGGTTAAGCAAGGCCACGCCGCAGGAGGTGTTCCGGGTGATTGAGTACATTACCGGCAAGGGAAATCCGAAATCTCGAATGCGGAATCAAAAATTCAAATATGAATCCAGCCGCGAGGGGCTGCTGCAAGAGATCAAGGACCTGGCGGTTGAAAGATTTGGAGAGGACTATATTGTTCCTCTCAACAATCTTTGCTCTAGGTTTGGCGAAAGTGATGGATATAGGAAGATGAAGATTGCTGGATTGAAAGAACTGAAAAGAAGGCTTATTGAGCTGCAGCGAGAAGATCCGTGGTGAAATAAGGTTCACCGCAGAGGACGCAGAGAAACAAATATGAGAAAAATTATGTTGAAATTTAAAACAGCCCCGATTATAGTGATAAGCACTCAAAGATCACAAGGGGCTGCCTCCAGCCCTGCATCGGAAGGATGCGGAAAGGAGGTTTTTTATTTCAGGGCAATTTTAAGGGGGTATGGCCATACGCCCATAATAGCCCGAGTGTCTTCATGTCGCGAGGCATGGAGGTGGTCACCTTGTGAGCCACGAGTACACTCGGGCTTTTTTTATTTCTATAACTCAAAAATCATAAGGAGGCATACCATGTCGAAAAACTGGGAATCGCCGCAAACCCTGCAAAATGCGGCAGACGCGCTTGAAAACCTTTCAGCGCTTTTGCAATTCATCAAAGACCTAACCGCACAGCCAACACCGCCAGCAGAGCAATACGACTTTTCAAACCAGGGATATTATGGCCTTTATCTATTCATAGGATTTTGCCAGGACGTTCTGGAAGATTCCATGAGTTGTATCCACAAAAATTCTTAATAGGAGGATGGATGATATGTTGGAAAAAGTAGAAGGAAAACGGCTTGAAGACAGGGTGATTGATTTGCCAGGAAAACCGCCCTGCATGCTCGATAGAGACCTGGCAAGGATTTATGGAGTAGAAACGAAGCGGCTTAATGAGACAAGGGAGAGAAATCCAAAGAAGTTTAGGGAAGGTGTGGATTATTTTCGACTCACAAAGGAGGAGGTCGCAAATTGCGACCACCTTGGAGAAGCCGATAAATACAGGGGTTCTCCATTCTATATCTACACCAAAACAGGCGCCTTTATGTTTTCCACGATCCTGAACACTGATCAGGCCATAAAGCATGCCATAGCGGTAGTGGAAGGGTTTTGCACCTATTCGCTGCTGATGGAAGAGATCAAGGCTGGTAGGATTACGATGAAGCCAACCTCCGGGCATGAAAGGACTGCGGATGGATACCGCTTCAAGGCGCTGTGTTTTAAAGGCAGGCATATCCATCTGGTGAACTATGGCAGGTATGGGGAGGTGGCTATGGTTAAGGAGGTTACGGACGCGCTTGGTTTAAAAAAAGGCAATCTTCGGGATAGAGCGCGGGCGCACCCGGAGGTGCGTGCAAGTATTACCCTGCTTGAGGGTGAGGAGCTTTCGCTCTTTAAGGCAGTATGTAAGTCGACAGGTATACGGGTGAAGGCGAGCAAGGCAGTCGCCATTTGTCCCGTGGAGCTGCTCTCGAACCTGCTCTTGTATGGCCGCACGGGTAAAGAGGAACTGGAACTGCACCGGCTCGTGAATGGGTACCTTATGGGGACGCAGCCCGCAGCAGAGATTACGCCTTACAGGCGGCTTGTGCAAGGCCAACTATCGAGCAATAACTAAGGCGAAACGCTTGTTTGTAGGGGCAGGTTTCAAACCTGCCCCTACGGCGGGCGTCATAGGGTAATTGCCCTATCTGATGAGCCTTTTTCGGGAGATGTATGATGGACTGGCTGGAAGAATTAGACGTACATGAATTACCAAAACAATATCAAGAGATGGCAGAACTGATCGGCCTGGAAAATACCATCAAGCTGATCGAGTGTTTTGGTAAGCAGCCCTTCTATTTCCCAAGCCTGGATAAGTTCATTCGTGAAAAGAAAAAGGAGTACATCATCAAGCATTTTAGCGGCAACAACCACCGGGAGTTGGCCCGGGCTACACGATATAGCCTGGTATGGGTATATGAGATCCTCCGGGATCATAAGGCCCTCAGTAAGATTAAACAGAAGATGTTATTCAGAGAACACACACAAACATGATGGGTTCGCTTCGCTTAACCCATCCTACATAACTGCATCCCCCCTACTGTAAAAAGTTTTAAACCAGTTTAATAGATTCCCCTATTGCTTCACAGTATAATCCTTTCATCATTCATCCCGTCATGGGCTTGGCGCTTCCCAAAAAGGCCGGGCGGCGCCTTGCCCACCTACACACATTTTTTGAGGTATTCACACATGAAGCAGATATTGGAATTTTTTCAGGAAGATAACGGAGGCTACAGCATGGCACGGCTCATCGTGTTTATGATGTGCTGTTTGTATTTCATCCAGGGCTGCTATCAGATATTTGCAATCGGTAAGATCGATATAGACTGGCAGAATTTGGCGGCTGTTCTGGGACCGCTCTTTATCAAGTCGTATCAAAAGCAATTTGAGGAAAAGCAGGGGAATAAGTAAGGACACGGAGCACCGTGTCCCTACGACTTATTTTGGTGGGCAATGCCCACCCTACATTTAATAGGAGGAATTGGAATGGTGGTAAGGAAAAATGTGATGGCGCTGTTGGGTTTTGTGATGTTTCTTTCACTGATGATCGGGGTATGCTCTTGCGAAAAGTGGCAGATGACCACGGTGAGTTATGAGGGCGTGGGTGAAATCCTGGGCACGGTCAAAGAGGAAGCACAGGATTTGTGTGCACAGGGGACGCTTAAGCCGGACGTCTGCGAGAAGATCAAGGAAAACTACAATAAGGCACGTGAGATATACGTTGAAGCTGGTGACGTTTTAGTCGGTGCGATGAAGCTGGAAGGCTCTGCTGAGAAGCTGATTGAAACCGGGAAGTATCGGGAGCTGATATCGAATGTGGGATCGCTGGTAAAGGAGATTGTAGATCTGCTTAAAAGCAGCGGGGTAAGGGTGGATAAGATTGAGAAGGCGGTGAAGAAATACACAAATTAGCCACGAATGAACACGAATTTGACATAACAATTTTACAAGGAGACAACCATGCAAGTAGCAATAGTACCTCTGATAAATTTTGCGATTACGTTTATCGAGAAAGCGGTGGAAATGATCCCGAAGGTTAAAGAGGCATTGGCAAGCAATGAGTTGACGCCAGAAACCCGGGCGCAGCTTGAGGCAAGGATTAAAGAGGCACAGAATAAACTGACAAAGTGGGAATAGGGGTTTTGGATGAAAATAGCGATAGTTATGGCAGTAATTAATTCAATATGGGCTATTTATGTAAGTGTAAAACTTTGGCAAATATCTGAGCAGTTAAAGGCAAAATCTAAAGTTGAACCTCCTGAACCATGGCCTGACCCCCATAAGGAGCGATAAATATTAATGCAAGAAAACGAATGTCCAGGCCCGACAAAATACTGTGAAGTTGCGCTAAAACAGGAAAAGCAGTACGGGGAGATATGCGCTCAGTTGAGCGCAGGCACGGAGATTATGCGGTCGCTGAAGGCATCGCAGGAAGAAGGGTTTGAGCGTCTTGAAAGGTTACTGGAAAAGCAGGATCAGCGCATTACGAGTGTAGAAAAAAGGGTCTGGTGGGCGTCGGGTGCTGCGTCAACGGTATCGGCGGCAGTTACTTTTATTATGACTTATTTAAAATTCAAAGGACCTCATGGATAAGAACACGAGATACCTCAAAGAAGGGTTGCTTGCAGAAAAGAAACGGGTGATCGGCAAGCTCGAAATCCAGGCAGATCGGTGCAGAAAGGATATTAATATTTATCTCTTCAGCTCGGACGGCATCAAGGGGATGGAATTTGAGCACGCAAAACAGGCGTTTGAGGAGCTGACGCAGGTGGTTGAAGAATACACGAAAATCATGAGCGAAATTAAAAGGATTGAGGCGGAATTGTAGGGACACGGTGCTCCGTGTCCTTTCGGGGAGGACGCGGAGCACCGTGTCCCTATACCAAGAGCATATGAGTAAATTCGAAAGTTATTATAAAGATGCAGAGCGGTTAGCCGTCAAAGAGGGAAAGACCCAGAGGGAGATCTCCGAGCTTCTGGGGATTTCTGAGAAGACGATCTCGCAATGGTCGGCAAAGGGAGAGTGGCAGCGGCAGAGAAAGGAATACCTGGTTTCTACGCGTGAAGGTCCTGCCGAGAAACTGAAAAAGACGCTCCTGGAACTCCTGGAAAAGGCAGATGCGCGTGAATTACTGAAAAATACCCGGCTTACCGATCAAATCACGAAGATTATTTCCGCCATTGAAAAAATATCCGGCGGACGTGATATCCTGGGGGCAACCATTGAAACTATGGATCGGTTTACGAAGTATCTGAACCGTGTCGAGACGGATGCGGATTTTATGTCAAAGCTTGCCGATCACATTCACAAGTTTTTTGAGGAGACGCGAAGGAATGCGTAAACGCCGTAAGATTCTCTGGTATAGGCTTCTAGTGGTTCTCATAACTCGCCTTCCGGCAGGACTCATATTATGGCCTGTCATGACAATTGGTGAATATGCGGAAAGATTATACGAGTGGTGTGATGATCATCTTCCGACATTAGGCAGATAACGCGGGGTAGCGCAGAGGTCAGCGCAGCGGACTCATAACCCGCAGGCCGTGGGTTCGAATCCCACCCCCGCTATCATATAAAGGCCAAAAAGCAGCGAATGCGAAACGGCCTATGCCGTAGGGGCAGGTTGCTACTTTCCTGCCCCTACAATAATTCTTTCTTTGCGTTCTTTGCGCCTTTGCGGTGAAAAACAATGCTAACAAAAAAATGGTCTAAATCTGAATTCGATAAGCGGGCAAAAGAGATCGTTGCCAGTATGAAGCAGAAGGCAACGCCGTTCCCCGACAATTCGGAATCGGCGAAAAAGGAACGCATAGCGCGTGGGAGGCGCGATCGGCTTTGGTTTTTTGCGAACTATATGCCGCATTATTTCTCGAAACCTTTCGCAGATTTTCACGGGGAATGGAATACCCTTGCCGATATCCCGGATGAACCCGTCTTCATAGCGGCGCCGCGCGAGCACGGTAAAAGTGCGTACTGGACGCTTGGTATACCGGTACATGATATTTGCCATCCCGGAAAAAGCTGGTTTGATCTTATCGTGTCGGATACGGAAGACCTGGCAGCGGATTTTAACCAGTTCGTGCAGATCGAGATCGAAGAGAACGAGCGGATTAAACAAGACTTCGGCGATTTGTACAACCAGGGTAACTGGGAATCGAAGGATTTTACTACCAGTAACGGGGTAAGGATTCTGGCGAGGGGTCGCGGTCAGAAGGTTCGAGGGCTCAGGAATAGGCAGCACCGCGTTGGCAGGATACTTATAGACGATCTTGAGAATGATAAGAATTGCAAGAATCCGCGACTTGTGAAAGAGACCGTGGATTGGATCCTTGAGGCGCTCATCAATACTGTTACTGAAGGTGGTTCGATGACGATGATTAATAACCTCATTTCCAAGCGGGGTGTGCTTGCGCAGATGATTGACATGAAAAGTGAAGATGATCCTCAAGTACCTCGGTTTATTTCCCGGATTTACAAGGCGCTTGGTGATGACGGCATGCCGCTATGGCCGGCCGTATGGCCGCTCAAGAGGCTGCTCAAGAAGAAGTCCGTAATCGGTTCGGTAAGGTTTAACAAGGAATATCAGAACGACCCGAAGGATGATGACGGCTTATTTCAGGAAGAATGGATCCGGTATTACCATCCGGAGGAAATTATTGGAAAAGCGCTGAGGGTTTATACGGGCATTGATCCATCAATGAAATCAGGCGAGTCGTCAGACTGTAAGGCAATAGTTACGATCGGGATTGATAGTGATGGAATTATCTATGTCCTTGATGCCTATATCCGCCGGTGTTCTGTCGATGGCATGGCACGTACAACATATTCAAGGTATGAGGAGTTGCATCCTCTGACGATAGGTATGGAAGATAACGCACTGGGTGAGTTTGCGCAGAGTCCCTTCAACCTTGTGGCGAAGGATAAAAGATACCACCTTCCCGTTACCTATATCAATCATACTGTTTCGAAAGAGGCTCGGATCGGGCGTATGTCGCCCCTGGTTGAGCGGGGAATAATGAGGTTTCAGAAGAGCCTTTCGGATCAGGATCTTCTCGTAGAACAATTGATCTACTTCCCCTCTTCTACTATGAACGATGACGGGCCGGATGCGCTTGAGGTTGCGGTTGATATGGCAGAGAAGGGATCGGGGATTATTGAATTTCAATCGACCGGGAGTGTGAGGGTTTCGATGGGTAGGGAAATGGGAAGATATATAAATAACTGAAGGAATAACACACCCCCTGCCCCCTCTCAAGAGGGGAATAAAAGTCCCCTCCTGGGAGGGGTGTAGGGGTGGGTAAAAAAGAACTATGGCGAAAACACAAAAAAAATCTGAAAAGAAAAAACCGGTACTCGTGACGGATGAAATCGCAACCGTCAAAAACGATATCATTCAGGACTATATTGGGAATATCGTTACCAATCCTGACAAGGTCCTGAAATCAGAATCGGGCGGGAAAGGGATTGAGCTGTATGAGGACCTCCTGCGCGATTCGGAAATACAGTCGGCATTACAAACAAGGAAATTGGCGGTAGTCGGGAAGGAGTGGGAAGTGATTCCGGCCTCGGACGATGTGGAAGATATAAAGATAGCCGACTTTGTGAAGGACGTGCTTCTGGGTTTTAACTATGATACCTTTCGCCAGTCGCTGCTTTCCGGCATCGTGTTGGGGTTCAAGCCTGCTGAAATTATGTGGGAATATTCTGAAGGAGACGTCTGGATTAGGGAGGCAGTGGGAAAGGCTGCCCGCAGGTTTGTTTTTGATGTGCAGGGCAACCTCAGATTATTGACCATTAACAATATGATCGAAGGTATTGAAGTACCCGAGCGGAAGTTTGTCGTTTTCCGAAACGTATCGGATAACGGGAGCTATTATGGTGACGGTCTAGGGAGAAACTTATACTGGCCTTCCTGGTTCCGGAAGAACGGTATCAAGTTCTGGGCGATCTTCTGCGACAAATTCGGATCGCCAACGGTGGTAGGAAAGTATCCACCGGGCACGCCAAAAGAGAAGCAGCAACAATTGCTGGATGCGGCTAAGGCGATTCAGCAGGATGCAGGGGTAATCATTCCTGAAAATGTTTTGCTTGAGCTTTTAGAGGCCACGCGGGGAGGTTCGATAAGCACCTATGAAACCTTTTGTAGTTATAACGACAAGGCGATCAATAAAGTGCTGTTGGGCCACAGCGCCGCTACAGAGTCAACACCCGGCAAGTTAGGGAATGAACAGCAATCAGTAGACATACGGCAAGATTACATCAAGGCGGATGCGGACGCCCTGTGTATATGTCAAAACACCAGCTTGATAAAGTGGATTGTCGATTATAACTTCCCGGACGTAAAAGCTTATCCAAAGGTATGGATAAGGACGGAACCGGAAAAAGACCTGAAACCCCTTGCTGACCGCGATCTGATCCTGGCAAGGGATATCAGGCTGCCGATAACGCAAAAGTATTTTTATGAAACGTATGGTATCCCTAAACCGGAAGAGGGTGAGGAACTGGTTGAAGCGTCTGCAAACCCACCCCTGCCCCTCCCAGGAGGGGATTTCGATCAAAGATCAGGAGGGGATTCTCGTCAGGAATATGCGGAAGGTCATACAAAATGCCCTGTCTGTTTTTCGGATGGTATATCGCATGTATTCCCCGATCAGCAGACAGTCGATAAAGCAGTAGATTCCATAAAGCCTGAAGATCTGCAAAAACAGATGGAAGGGGTTTTACGGCCTGTGATCGATATGCTCAAAAGCGGGGAGGATTATAACAGGATATTGGAACGCCTTGCAGAGGCGTATCCGGACATGAACGATAAAACCCTTGAGGATATGCTTAGTCGCGGGATCTTTGTCCTTGAAGTGTGGGGGAGGTTGAATGCCGGACGTTGATCTTCTCTACGCAATAGGATTGCCGCCGGAAAAGGCGATTGAGTATTTCAAATCTAAAGGGTTTCAGATTACCTGGAATTGGTATGAGATGCTGAATGAGTCCCACGCGAAGGCTTTTACGGTAGCAAAGGCAATGAACCTCGACATTTTGAAGGATATAAGGGGTATGGTGCAAAAGGCGCTGGATGAGGGGATTACTTCTGATAGGTTTGCAAAAGAACTCGAACCGACCCTAAAGGCAAAGGGCTGGTGGGGAAAGGTGCTTGGTGAGGACGGAAAAGAGGTGCAACTCGGGTCTCCTTATCGATTGAAAAATATTTACCGGAATAATCTCCAATCGGCTTACATGGCTGGCAGGTATCGGGCGTTTATGGAAAATGCAGACGACCGGCCGTATTGGCAATATGTGGCAATCCTTGACGGCAAGACGAGGCCAACGCACCGGCAGCTTCACGGCAAGGTGTTTCCGTATGACGATCCGTTCTGGGATACCTTTTACCCCCCTATTGACTGGGGATGCAGGTGCAGGGTAAGGGCGCTTGATCATGAAGACGTAAGAAGCAGGGAGTTAAAGGTTGAAAGGACATCTCCGGATAATCTCAAAACGGAAGAGCGGGTGGTACCTACCGGGGAACGAAGCGCTGTTTCCGTCTATAAAGATCCCGTAACGGGGGAAAGCGTGGTAACGGGGAAAGGTTGGAACAATAACCCCGGTGCTACATGGCAACTGGATGTACTTGCGTATGAAAAGGCTTTGGAACTGCCCCCAAATATTCGGCAAAAGTTTATCGGTGAGATGGCCAGGGCGAAGATCCACCAGGAGATGTTTCCTTCGTGGGTGGATGGTATTAAGGCAATGCAAAAGCCGAAGGGGTTTGCCATAACAGTTGGGTGGATGGATGATATTGTTTTGAATAAGCTCAAAGAAAAGGAAATAAAGCCGAAGACGCCCGTAATCGTTACGGATGATAAAAATATCATGCATGCGATAAGGGATGCAAAGGTTCTTAGAGAAGCTGCATTGAGTATTGATGAGATAAAACGAATCCCTGAGGTTATAAGAAATCCAGAAGCTATACTTTTTGATTCTGAAAAACAAAATATTCTCTATGTGTTTAGTTCAAGTACGGATGACAGGAAAAACAAGATCGTGGTCGAAATCAACTGGGATTTGAAGAAAAAAGGGGTAGTTAATTTTGTTAATACGGCCGGAAAGGTACCGGTTCATAATCTTAAAGAGGGAAAATACACTCTATTAAAAGGAATGTTGGAATAATGCAGGATGGAAGGCCGGCTTCTCCCCTTCATATCGCTGCCGGATATATATCCGGAAACGCCGTAGGCAGCGCCGAAAATTTCCTACTGTCACCCGGCATTATTCCTGAAAACATTATACCACGATTATGATTGAAATCAAGGTAGAAGACGGGGAAGTAAAGGGTCTGTTAAATCGGCTGTCTGGCCGCATGAGGAATATGGGCCCGGTGATGCGGGCGATATCTGGCATCATGTTTGACGCTGTAGAGGAGAATTTTGAGCAGCAAGGCCGTCCTAAATGGCAGGATTTGAAAGAATCAACTAAAAAGCAAAGGGCGAAAAAAGGGAAATGGCCGGGGAAGATTTTACAGGTAAGTCAGGGTGGTTTGGCAGCGGCTAACGAACCCGGATATAACAATAGTTCGGCGTGGGTGAGTAATAATAAAAAATATGCGCCTACTCACCAATTTGGTGCAGATATTACCCATCCTGCCCGCGAACGGAAGGTGTTTTTAAAGAAGTATCGAAGCGGGGAAAAACGGGGAAGAACATTATTTTCTCGAGAATCGAAAGCGAGTTTAGGCATGAAGGTGATGGGCAGGGCATACACGATACATATTCCTGCAAGACCTTTCATGAAATTAACCCCCAATGATCTGGAAAAGATTAAAAGAAAAATGGGGAGTTATCTTGTTGACGGAACGGTGTGATTTTTTGTGAATGGCTGATAGCTGATTGCTGACGGCTGACGGCTATCTGTAAAATCAAAACTAATCGGTTTATAAACAGGTGCCAGGGTGTCAAGGAAAAGAATGCGGATGTAAGGGCGTGTTTTTTGTCGGAAGGGCTTAAAAGGGCTATAAATCAAAAATGTCTCTTTATGCCGGTTTTGTATTTTTCCTGAAATATTTTCACGCAAACAAACATCGCGAGGCGAAGTTTTATCTTGCGATATATCTTATTGAGATTGTTGCAGCGATGATTATGTGTTTGAGGTACATCATTAAGATGTACATGCTAGAAATATGATGAGGCCACAGATTAACGCTGATTGAACACAGATAATCCGCGTTTTATCCGCGTGAATCCGTGGCTAACAAAATTGGAGATAGGTAATGTCTGAAAAATGGATACCGGTTTTTAAAACGGGAACTCATACGAATTCTGAAGGTAAAGAAAGCACCTGGACGGAAGCAGATCTTGACCTGATCGTCTCGAAATATGATCCCTCATACCACGAGGCCCCCGCCGTGATCGGGCATCCAGAAAACGATTCCCCGGCGTGGGGATGGGTAGAAAAGTTGAAACGCGAGGGTCAATTGCTCTATGCGAAGTTCAAAGACCTGGTACCGGAATTTATGGAAATGGTAAACAAGGGTATGTATAAGAAACGTTCGATTTCCCTGTACCCTGATTGGACTTTGAAACATGTTGGTTTTTTAGGTGCAGCCCTCCCGGGCGTAAAAGGACTGCCAAATGTGAAGTTTAAGGATGGCGATCAAAAAACGATCGAATTTTCATTTGAGTGTAAGCAATGTAATCATTGTGGTAGGGACACGGAGCACCGTATCCCTACAAACGGAAATAATTTTTGTCAGAAGGAGGGAAAGAGGATGAAATTATGGGAGTGGATAATGTTGAAGGCGAAGGGTGAAGGGGTGACGATCGATGATGCGCAGTCATTCAGCGAACCCAGTAGGGGCGCAGTGCCTGCGCCCTCTCAGGCAGACATACAGGCACAGGTCAGCGCGGAGGTAGCAAAGCAGGTAAAAGCAAAGGAGCTGGAGTTTGCAGAGAAATTGAATGCAGAGAAGCAAAACCTTGCAACTCAAAAAGCCGATCTCGACAAAGAAAAGGCTGCGCTGGAAAAGGCAAAGTCCGAAAAGGTGAAGGCGGATATCCAGTCTTTCTGTGAAGGGCTTTGCAAGGAAGGCAAACTTACCCCGGCCATGATGAAGTTCGGCATGGGCATGCAAAACTTCATGGAAAAGATCGCGACTATCCAGGAGACAATTGAATTTTCTGAGGGTAATGAGAAGAAAACCCAAACGCCGTTTGAATATATGAAAGGGTTTTTGGGAAGTTTCAAAAAGCAGATTGAGTTTGGGGAGTTTGCACCGAACGAGAAGGACGTGAAAACGGGGAATGCTGCCGAAAAGCTTCATGCGCTTACAAAGAAAAAGATGGAAGACAATAAAAAGCTCGGGTATAGCCAGGCGTTCTCGGAGGTACAGAGTGAAAACCCCGATCTTGCCAGGGAGTATGCGGCGGAGATAGGCAAATAAACACACAAGGTTAAGGTCGAGGCTAAGGTTAAAGGCTTCTCGACCGCAATCTTAACCATAACCTTTTTAGGAGGATAAAGATGACAACAGAAAATAAGATTTTGGATCTGTCGTATGAGGCTGCTGAAGACCTCACTAATGATCAATATCGGTTTGTTGTATTGACATCAGCGGGTAAAGTACGGAGGCCGGACGCACAGAATGAGATCCCGTTCGGGATATTACAAAATGCCCCTGCATCAGGTAAGACAGCCGCTGTTAGGCAGGCAGGAGTTTCAAAGTTACAGTGTGGCGCCGCGCTGACGGGTGGGACGTTTGTACGCCTTGAATATAATGATGCCGCTGATGCAGGAAAAGGCGTTCCGCTTGTGTCAAATGAAGGGTATGCGGCAGGGTTTGTAATTGATGGCACAGATGCAGAAGACGAGCTTGCGTCAGTGAATGTATTGCCGGCAACGCCGGGTATCTAAAGTATAACACACCCCGTCTGCCTGACGGCAGCGACCCCTCTCAAGAGGGGAATATAAAAGTCCCCTCCCTGGAGGGGATTCAGGGGTGGGTAAAAACGGTTTCTCAGAAAGGAAGGAATATGAAGAAAATTTTCAAAGTTGCATTGCTTCTCGGAATCATCGCCTTGCTGCCGCCCATGTTCGCGGTATCCACATACGCGCAGAGCTATAAGATGATGGCTCCGGCAGCGGGACAGCAGATGTTTTATGGGGAGACAACGTTAGGTGATGGTTCAAAAACAGTGAACGTGTTGCCAAGCGGCACCGTCACTGCTGCAACGGCCACGCTCAGCAGCGGATTCACGCCCGGTACAACGACCCCTCGCCTTGCTGTGACAAAATCGGGAGGTAGTATTGTAATACAGGCTTTTGATGACACGGGTACCAACACCACCTCAAGCGCTAAGGTGTTTTATACGGGTGGTGGAAGTCAATAATAAGCTTTTAATCAACCGCTTGAGCGATTTAAATTATTTATTAAACCAAAGGAGGTTTTGAAATGAGTCAACCAAACATGAGGGGCGAGCTTGTGGCAGGGCCTCTTGCAAATGTGAGTATAGCGTATAAAAACGCAGACGGTGACTATATAGCAAACGAGGTATTTCCCATTATTGATAATTGTCCACCTGAGGCAAAAATTTCAGTGTTTCAGAAAGGAGCCTGGTTTCGCGATGAAGCCGGGCCGCGCGCCGCTGGTACAAGGGCAAGGCGAGGCGGGTATACGCTCGATACGATATCGATTAGTACGACAGAATATGCCTTCGCGAAAGAGGTAACGGATGAGGATCGTGAGATTTCGAGGTTGCAGGGTGCGCCGCCGCTAAACCCGGATCAGGTGGCTATTGAATTCGCTACGGATAAGAATATGCTTAGTAAGGAAGTCCGTACGGCAAAAGTTGTGTTGACGTCAACATGGTGTGGGGTAGCAGGTGAGGATGCGGAAGGGAAATGGGCTGCCGGTTCAGGAAACACATTTTTGGCTGACATTACCGCGGGGAAAAATACAATACGGTCCAAGACGGGGAAACGGCCAAATGCACTGGTAATTGATGAGGATACCTACAATTCCCTGAAAGAAGAATCGACGGTTCTCGACAAGATAAAGTACACCCAACTAGGAGTGCTGACAAAAGATTTGCTTGCAGCAATCCTTGAGATCCAATATATCTTCATCGCAAGCGCTATCAAATCAACCGCGAAGGAAAAGAAAGATGGCACTGACTTCACACCGCAAAATATCTGGGAGAAAAATCAGGGCAAGGGATCTGCTTTCTTGTACTATCGCCCACCAGCTCCAGGGCTGAAGACGCCAAGCGCAGGCTATCAGGCACGCAAAAAATATCTTATCAATGGATTACCGATTCGTACGACAACATGGAGAGAAGCAGCAGAGCATCAGGATGTATACGAAGTGGCAGAGGAAACGCACATTCTCCAGACCGGCGCCGATCTGGGATTCTTGTGGTATGACACCTTGATCACATAATCAATATCAATTGTAGGGGCAGGTTTTAAACCTGCCCCCTACGATGGGGGAGAGGGAATAAAGGATGACTTACTGCACATTAACTGATATACGCGGCATGATGACGGAGGATATACTGATCAGGATGACGAATGATGAAGAGATTGCCGTCACCCTGATTGACCCTGATAATCCAGCTCATGCGAGTATGGTAGGACGGATTAATGCAGCTATCGCAAAAGCAGATTCTACGATAGATAGTAAACTGAGAGATAAATACAATTTGCCGCTTTCCCCGCTGCCGGATGTAATTAGAGACTGTGCGGTGGATATTGCGATCTATAACATATACACGAGGAAAATGCCGGAAGCGCCACCATCACGGAAGGACCGGCATGACGAAGCGATTCGCACCCTTGAGCGTATTGCAGACGGAAAACAAAGTATTGGTGAAAACACACCGCCTGATGAACAGACTGAAACGATCGACAGTATATCAAACAGTAAAACATTAGATGACAGAGTGTTTACGAAAGAATCTTTAGGAGGGTTTTAGTGGGATATACCATCGCTGAGATAGAAACTGCAATGCTCAACGCGCTCAAGGCATCAGACCTGAACGCGGTTTGTAAAAAGATCGCTGCATATAATGGTGAAATATCGCTTCTTTTGGAAGAGATACAAGACTTTTTAATTCCTGAGCCGTCTCTCTATACCCTGTATACCGGATCTGATTATGATAATGAGCGTGGCGTAGAGCGCCAAACCTTCTCCTTAGTGATGATTGCAAAAAAACTCAGCGAAGTTTACGACCTGAAGGAAAAGACGCATGCAGCCACGTATAACAACGATTTTGGATTAGGCAATCTCTTGCCCTTTAAACCTATAAAAGTTGAGTTGTTACTTTCAACACCCGACCATGCTGCCTATGGTTTTCATATAGAAACATTTTTTTCAATAGATTAGTAGTAGGGGCAGGTTTTAAACCTGCCCCTACGGGAAAGGAACAGATATGTATACATTAAAACCAAACGTCCCGGATTTCGAGGTCGTTGACGGCCCTATGGCCGGCAGGAAATTCGAAGCCGGGAAGGTTTATAAGGAGATCCCGCCGCAGGAGGCGCATAAGTTCATATTCACCGCAGAGGACGCAGAGGACACAGAGAAAAAAGATTCTCATTCTTCCTCCGCGAGCTCTGCGCACTCTGCGGTAAAAAAGAAGGAGAATAAAGCATGACGAGAAATTATCTTGCCGATTATAATCTGCTTGCCGTCTCAGCAAACAATAAAGAAACCGCTCTGAATACCGAGCAAACGCTTGATACCTCTCTTCTCGTTGCAAAGTCAAATATCATCCAGCTCGACCCGCGACGGGAAGATAACCGTGATGAGCTTACCGGGAAGGAAGAGCCAGATACCGTCTATGATCTAGGCGCCCTTTCCTCAGGAACGCTCGATTTCGAGAAGGCACAGGCCCAGCACTTTGGTTTTGGGTATGCATTCGCCCTGGGATCAAGGTCCGTGGCTGGATGGGGCACGGGATACAAACATACCATTACACCGACCTCCGATATGTCAAATCCTGGTTTCACAGCAGCGCAAAGATTTGGAAAAACGATCTTGAAGAGGCGCTTTGCATCAATGTTTATTGATACCCTCACGGCTACCTTTACAAAAGACTCGTGGGTAAAATTAGCTCTAGGGATAAAAGGTACCGGCAAATATACCGATAACGTTACAAAAGAGACCGTATCGGCTGCCTACAATGCAACATCGTTATCCCTTGCAGCGAATGCCGTACAAGGTGGAGATGCAGCCACAAGGCTGGATAATGTCCATTCAATTCGAGTAAAGGTGCCAACTTCGGGGGAATGGAAAGAAGTTACTTTCAGTGTCGTGTCGGCAGCGACCCCTGCCGTGATCACGATCTCAGCGCCGGGCGGTGTTGCAACCTCGACAGATTACGAGATTATCTATGTTCCGACCGAACCTGCATGGTGTACATTCCCAAGCCGTGTGACGGAACCACCGCTGCGAGTGACGGACTTAGTCGTGAAGATCGGTGGCAAGTGGGATGGCAGCGCTTTTCAGGGTGGACGCACGATCGATGCCGAGATTGAAACAATCGAACACAGTTTGAATAATCAAATGCTTGTTGAGTACCGTGTTGGTGGTACCGGCTCGTATTCTAATTATGCCTTACGACAGGGAAGGCAGCAGACGCTTAAACTTGATCGGCAAATGAGGGATTATATCCTTCAGCAAAAGATTAAGGATAATGAGTATTTTGGCGTCAGCATGAAGGCGACCGGGGCAGAGTTTGAGAGCGGGAAGAATTATTATGTTGATGCCGTGTTCCCGCGATGTAATGTGTTGAAGGCTCCGCTAAAGGTAAATGGGAAGATCATGGGTGAGGAAGGAGATCTCATCGTTATGGAAGATGACACGTACGGGTCTGCAATAGTCGTAGTGGCAAATAAGGTTGCAACGTATGCAGCGTAAAATGGAATAACACACCCCCTGCCCCCTCTCTAGAGGGGAATAGACCAATCCTCGACTCGATCGGGGAAAGTCCCATCCTGGGAGGGATGTAGTGGTGGGTCAATTGAAAGGAGAACCATGCTCATACTAAAAAAACAAACATCAGGCGAAAAGCCACAATCACAACGTTTCGAATACTCTAAAGGTGTTGTATTCTATGTTCGTCCGCTTACGGGCGTAATCCTGCGTGACTTACGGGAGCAATGCACAAAAACAAGGATGGAATTGAACCGGCAATCAAGAAGAATGGAGCCGGTCGAGGATGTTGATGATGCCAAGCTAGAAGACCTCCTTGCCGACTATATTTTAGAGACGTGGGAAGGAGTGGAGATACAGGCAGGGGATGGAGGCTCTCTCCCCTTAGCCGTCACCCTCGAATCGAAAAAACTCATCCTAGATCAAATTGCCCTACGGGAATTCATTTGGGCTGCAGCGCAGAGCCTGGATATCTCTGAGGTAGAACAAAAAAACTCATAGACCTCGCCCACGTTTTCTGTAATGGGGGTGAGGTAGAGATCTTACCAGGTAATCGGGATATCTGGGAACTTATGAATCTGGCGGCCACACAGTGGCGCGCAGGATTCAACGGCGTTTACGGACTCGACTATACCGCAATCATTACCATAGCACAGGCATTACACATCGCGACAGACCGTACATTCTTTGAAAAACTGAAGGTGTTTGAAAAGGCGGTTTTGGAACAGATATGCGAAAAACAAAAATCTGAAACGTGTGATCCGGTCAAGTGTAAGTTCGAATATGGTGAATATTTTGAATGGGCGTGTGAGAATTGTAGGGACAATGTATGGCTAAAAAAGACGAAGTAAAACTCATAATAACATCTGACAACAAAGGCGCTCTTCAAGGCATCGGCGGAGTTACCTCAATGCTGAAGGACTTGAGCGATAAATCAAAGGGTTTTGTTGATCGCATTAAAAGTCACTGGATTGGCTTTACAGCAGCCACGGCGTCTGTTGCCGGTGCAATCTACACAACGAAAAGGATATTTCAGGAATTTGACGAAGCTGTTCAGAGGCAGGAGAAGCGAATTGCATTTGAAAACCTTGCAAATTCGGTTGGTCAGAATGCAAGAAAGATCGTCTCTGATGTGCGTGCCGCAGCGGGCGAGATGCTTTCATATCAGAAGTCATTGGAGTTAACTGGGCAGGCTATGCTTCTCGGTCTTGAGCCGGGGACAATTGTCAGACTCACGGAAATTAGCAGGGCATCTTCGAAGGTGACAGGGCAAACCATAACGCAGGCGTTTTCAGACATCACCCTCGGCGTGGCCAGGCAGTCAAAATTAATACTCGATAACCTTGGGATACTCGTTGATTACGATACACATCTGAAACATATGCAGGTCGCACTGGGAAAGACTGAATCTCAGCTAACAGATACGGATAGAAGGCAGGCATTCCTTAACGCCACATTTGAGGCCGGGGATAGAATCATATCAAGGGTAGGGAAATCAACGAATTCTTTGAACGATGAGCTGCAGCGTACAAAGGCAAGAATTGAAGATCTTAAAACAGAGTTGAAAGATGAAGTATTTTTAAAAAATTCTGAGCAATTCATAGATCTTCAAAAAGATGCGGCTTATGTCGTTGAGCATCAACTGACGCCTGCGCTGAAAGCATTGCTTGTAGTATACGGAGAATTGAGCGATGTGGCGAGAACGTTCTGGGAAATGGTCAGTACACCGATTAAGCCGTTTTTTGATGTAGGGAAATCGGCAGGGGAATTACTCGATAATTATATTGAGATAAACCGTCTACAAAGAGAGACACTTGAACTAAATGAGCAGTTAGGGAGTAAAAGGCTGGATGCCCTGGATAATGTGTTTGTCGGCGCTACAGACAAGGGATATCAGGAAATATTAGACGAATATAGAAAATTACAATCAGAGGTAGCAGCACTCCAGAGCAGTATGACCCCGGAAGAGGCCGTAAAATGGCAGGAGGAATATGCAAGCTTAGTAGATAAAACTGCACAAAAAATACTCGACAATCTAGATGTAAACGCTAAGGCCGCACAGCAGTGGGAAGAAGAATACGCCAGGATAGTTGATGAGACTGCACAAAAAATACTCGACAATCTGGATGCAAACGCTAAGGCCGCACAGCAGTGGGAAGAAGAATACGCCAGGATAGTTGACGAGACGGCGCAAAATATACTCGATAATCTCGAAGCCAATGCACGCGCACAGGAAGAGGCTGATGAGCTGACAAAAAGATCTGCAAGGGACGTCCTTGAGACTTATGAGGGTATGTACGAGGCATTGCGTTTCGATTCTGAACGATATTTCGAATACCGAAAAGGACTTCTTGACAAGCAACGTGATGAGGAGATCGCCATTACGGGGGATCTTGCCCTTGCCTGGGAGGCATACTATGCACGATTACAAGAACTCGAAGAGCAAAGGACCTTACGCTCTGACGACTTTGCCGGCGGCATTAAGGTATATTATTCCGAGCTGGAAAGGGAAGGTTTTACTTGGGCCAAAGGCGCTAAGGGTATGATGGAGGATACAGCATCGGGGATGCACCGTACTTTATCGTCCAATATTAAAGCAATGGTAAAGGATGGGAAAAGTTTAGGGGATGCCTGGAAGGATACTATGGCCGGATTTGCCGAGGCGTTTATTGATGCAGTAATCGACATGATTACACAATGGATGATCTTTAAGGCTATAACCATGATCGGCGGGGCATTTGCGGGTGGGTTTTCCGGGCCTTCGGGTGGACCCACGGTTGCAAACTCCGGGGCAGGCTACAACCCGCTTGGGGGTGGAGGTAGCTGGACATATGGAGGTGGTGGCGGTTCTGTGAAAGCTATAGGCGCTCCTATTGCTGTTGGCGCACAATCTATACAAAGAAGTGAACCAATTACCGTAAACCAGTCAATACATTTCGAAATCAAAGAACCAATCGATGCATATAGTTTCGACAAATACTTGAAAAAGAGCGGTGGGACGATTAAGAAGATCGTAGGCGATGGGGTAAACCAAAGCCAGGGGTATGCCAAGCAGCTTAGAGGGGGTAGGAACTAGTAATATGTCAGACTTCAACCGCATATTTTTACCCAGCGAAATAGCCTTACCAGTGTTCCCCACAGGGTTAGAATCATGGGGATTAAGTGGGAAGGGGCAGTTTCGCAGCACGATGCAGGTGGGTAGAATCTGGGAAGAGACATATTCTCTGATGTCGCCGAATGATCCCCTTACCCGCGCATTTATTGCATATATCAACGAATTGTGGCGGGAAGGGACGATTTTTGATATTCAACATCTCGATCTCTTAAAACCCGTGAACGACCCCATAACCGGGTCGTTGACCGTGAACGGCGGCAGCCAGACAGGTTCTACGCTGAATGTTACAAGTACCCTGAATAAAAAACTACTGGCCGGGGATGTCGTTAAGATCGCAGGGTTGAATATTGTTTATGACATCACAGAGGATATGGCATCTCCGACCGCAAGCTCTATCAAGATATCGCCCCCGATCTTTTCTGGAAACAGCCCGTCAGGCGGGGCAGCAATTACCTACAATGATGTGAAATTCAGGTGTAAGCTCTACGAAGACCTGAAGCTGCCGAAGCGGAAAGGTGGCGGGTTGTATGCGGGGCTTACGTTAAAATTCAGGGAATGCCCGTAAACAAGGCTAAGGCTGAGGTTGAGGTTAAGAAAAGGTAACTCTACCCTAACCTCGCCCTCGGCCTTAATCGTAACCACAAGGAATTTAAATGTCCTACAGACCTTACGTAAACGGCGCCGGACAGAGCGGCGGCAATCTTAATACCGACGGCTGGCCTATAAGTGCGAGCGACGTCCTCTTGCAGGGCGATAAGATCAAGATCGATGGCGATTCGACCGAATATACTGTTCAGTCGAACGTGAATAGCGACGGAGATGGATTAGCTACAATACCGATATCTCCTAATCTTGCAAGCAGCCCAGCAGACGGCACGCCAGTCCTGGTACCAGCGCCACGGACCATGACATCACAGATGCGCGCATCGGTTGCAGCCGAACAGGCCACACTGGTACATTTCTTACGCTTTAACTTTGCACTCACGAAAAAGATCAGCGCTTTTGCCGATGCAGGCGGTGGCCAGGTAACAGTCACCTCTGCCAACCATACCCTGGAGAATGGTGCCCAGATTAAAATATATTGCACGGATAGTTATAACGGTACCTATACGATTTCAAACGTAACGACAGACACCTTCCGGATTACCGATACCTATGTTGCTACAGAAACGGGAGGGTTGAGTGTGGAGAAACCGATATTTGTCTGCACGGCGCCTCACGATGTGGGATGGGACTCAAAGACCTGGCAGGGACTTGGCGGCAATATTGGGTTTGAACCGATTGATGAGACTGATGACCTCGGGGGGAATAGTACCACTGTGGTACTTTCCGGGGTGGACCGATCAATAGTCTCGGCGATCCTTACCTATGATGCCGTGGGCCGGCACGTGAAGATCTGGCGCGGACATATTGGTACGGATGGGAATATTATCAGCGATCCGCGTCTACTTTTCTGGGGACTGATGAACGGCGGATTTGAGTGTGAAGAGGAGCAGGATGGGGAGCGGCCCGGGACGGTGACGGTACGCGGCAGGATGGTAAACCGGCTTGGAGATCTCAATGTGGTTCGGGGGGTACAGACTAACCCGGCATCGCATCAACTGATATTTGAAGATGACAAATTCTTTAGCCACGTCCACGCCCTGATGACGAGGACGATTGTGTGGGGAAAACAGTGATGAATGAAGAATTATTAATGAATAATGATCAATTAATTATTAATCCTTCATTCGGTATTGATCAGCCACTCCGCAGGGTACCCCATGCCGATCGCTTGCTCGTTGAGTGGGCAACGGAACAGATATCAAAGAAATTCGAATGGGGTTTGATAGACTGCGCAACGATCACGCTGCAGTCGTTTGAGATTCTGTACGGGAAGAATATCTTCCCGGAACTAAAGGGATGGAAAACGGAATACCAGGCGATACGTGTAATGAAGCGATACGGCCAGGTTTCGCAGTTTTTAGCAGCACACGGGTTTCGTGAAGTACCGGTGAATTATGCACAGACGGGTGACGTGGTCATCTTGAAGACAAACACACTGGAAACCTCATGCCCCGTGATTGGAGGACACAAGGTATTGGTTATTGACCCTGATAGAGGGGTTAGCTGTCAGGATATTTCACGATTAAAGGATTGTGTTTGTATGACGTGTAGGGACACGGTGCCCCGTGCCCTCTTGAACGGAGTACGTAAATGCCACAAGTAGCAATACCACTCGCCATATCATTCGCCCTCTCGGCTGCCATGTATGCCGTGCAGCGGTTTACCCAAAAACCTCTGAAACCGGGCGACCGCAACTTCAAGATTAATATAACCGACACAAAAACCTTTGTTCCGACCGTCTACGGCAGGGCAAAAGTGGGGATAAGCAGGATATATGCACTGTCGAGGGGGAAAGACCTGAAGGACTTGTGGGTGGTTGGTGAGGTATGCCACGGCCCGATCCACAGCTTTGAAAAGATTTGGTTTGACGATGCCCTCGTCTGGGAAGGAGACACGGGCGTAGTCGAAGAGTATCAAAAGAATGTGAAGATCTGGGTATATACCGGGACGGACAACCAGACGGTAAATACCGAGCTCAGAGATATATCGAACGGTGAATGGACGAACGACCACCGCGGGCGAGGTATTGCCTACATCGTTGTAAATATTAGATATTCCTTAGGTTTATTCCCGAACGGGTTACCGCAGATTTACGTCCTGGTGAGAGGAAAAAAGGTGTATGACCCGCGCGATGGTTCGACAGCCATCAGCGCTAACCCTTCCCTCTGTGTTTTAGATTACCTGACGGCGCGGGACGCAGATGGTAATATTCGGTACGGTCTTGGCGCGGTGAGGAGCGATGACGATACGAATGAGGTCGACGAAAATAGCTTTATCGCCATGGCGAACTATTACGATGAGGAGATAGTGCTCGGAATGATAGACCCGCCGGAGGCGTGTAAGGTAAAGCTGATTTCTGACCAGAAATACCAGGAGTTGGTCATATCGGGGGGTGCGGTAACCCTTGCCGAAACGCCGGTAAGCGGGAGCGTGTCAGTACAATACACGACCGTGGGGGGGGATGAGTGGTTGTACACACAAACAATCTACGAAGGACAGGACTTTACGGTAAGTGGGAACGTGGTCTCGTTTACCTATTTGACTGATGGAAGCACTGTTAATGTGACGTATAATTACATACCCGGCGGGAATCTGGGAGCAAACGGCAGGTATCGGTATCTTGTCACGTTTAAGACCGCGAGCGGGGAGACGACTGCCGGGGCAAAGTCCGTCTCTATACAAACAACAGGCAATAGGAAGAAGGGGAAGCTCTATGATATTCCGATCGCTGAAAGCAATGATGTGATAGCACGCAATATCTATCGTACAAAGAAAGATGGGAGTACCTTCTACCTCCTTACAACAATTAACGACAATACGACAGAAAAATATACCGATAATATTGCAGATGCCAGTCTGCCAGCAACGCAACCTCCCGGGACAAACACGGCGGATGGTGTACAGAAAAGGTATCGTTGTAACGGCGTGGTGGATAACTCGCAGGGTGTGAAGCCGAATCTCGAAGATCTGCTTTCGTCATGCAGGGGGCACCTGACGGGTGAGTCTGGCCTCTTTGAGATCTACACAAAGAGGGCCACGGTGCCGGAGACCTTCGAGCTGAATGATGATACGATACTCGGTGATTGGCGCTGGGAGGTGAAAGGGATCTCTGCCACGGCAAACATCGTGAAGGCATCATTTGCGAATGCTACAAAAAAATGGGAGACGGACTATGTAACCTGGCCAATTAAGCGCAGTAAAAATGTATACCTAGCGGATGATAACGATTTTGAAAACCCGAAGGAGATTGACCTCCCTTATACCGACAATAAAAAAATGGCAAAGCGGATAACACAGATAACGAGGAAGGAGTCGAGGGAGAGGATTATCTGTTCCTGTGTGGTAAAGGAAGCGGCGTTGAGGCTGAAATTGGGCAATCTGGTAAACGTCAAGGCTGCAACGCCGGGGTGGAATAAGAAACCGTTCTGGGTGGATCGTATTGGGCTTCAGAATGATGGGAATATCCGCGTATTTTTGGAGGAGTATGATGCAACTGTATACGATGAAGAAACCCTTGATGTGGATACGGAAGGCGCCCCGGATACGGAACTCCCGGACCCGCTTGAAGCCCCTGATGAAGTGACAAACGTTTTGATAACGGAAGAAAGTTTTGTGAATCGAAATACAAGACAATGGAGGTTAAAAGTCAATTTTGCAAATCCGTCATCAGCGTTTTGGGATTATTCGGAAGTGTATGTAAAATACGGCTCGACCGATTATGAGCTCTATACAACAATTTCAAAAGAATGTGACGGAGTATTTTACATCCATCCAATACAAGAATTCGCGAATTATTATATAAAAATTATTTCCGTGTCGATGCTCGGGGTAAAACAGGGACTTGATAGTGCGGATGTAACTGTATGGTCACACACAACTGGCAATGTTACAAACCCACCTGATGTAAGCAATATTGGAGCAATGGTAAAGGGGGATACGGTAACGTTGTCGTGGGCATATCTTTCCGATATTACGGATTTTGATTATTACGAGATACGAGAAGGTTCCGGCTGGGACACCTCTATCCTTGTCGCAAAAACAAAATCCACTACTTTGGTTCTTGTGGGCGTAACAGAAGGGACTCATACTTATAGGATAAAAGCGGTTGACACAGCAGGAAACTATTCGGTTAATGATGTTTACACTAACCCTCCCGCATTTGTGGAATCATCTGCGTTGTGGACAGACAGGATAACCACAGACTTCACCGATGGTACCCATATAGGCACTGAGGCTGCTACGGTAGGCGGATTAAAAAGTGTACGAGCGAAGCAGTATATTACAAATTACAGCTTTGAGACAGACACATCGGGGTGGAATCTTGGGACGGGATGGACGAGGACATCTACAAAATCATATACTGGCTCGTACTCTTTAATTTCGCAGGCGGGCACAACCATATCAAACACGAATAAAAACGATTCAGAGATTGAAGCCGAAGCAGGAAGGACGTATGTGTTTACCTCATATGTATGGTGCGATAAGCCTAATTGTGCAAGGATAGTTATGCGGGCTGATAACGGTGGCGAGGTTGCTTCGGACTATCACCCAGGGGATTCAACGTGGAGGCTTTTGTCTGTAACACAGACGGTTATCACTCCTTACGGTACTCCTTATGTTGGGCTCAGGAGGAGCTTAGGTACTGGAACAGCGGCGTTTGATTATTGCGGCTATGCGATGCTGCGTGCAGAATATATTAGTCCATCGTACGATCGAAGTACGAGTAAATTACAAAAATGCCTCTTGGAATTTACATCATATATTAGTAATCCTAGCAGCCCTGTGGTTGTTGACGCTGGAATTAGCAACGATGGTTCTAGTTATACGTGGTATCCAGGTCTTGAAGTGAGCGAGGTGCTTACCGCGGGGAGATATTCGAAATTTAGAATCAATTTTATTAATGTCTTACCATTTCAATACAACAGGATTATGGAGGATGCGGGCGGACTGGTTCATTACCAAGAGGCTATTCCTTCTGATCCAGTAGATATTCAAGTTCCGCAACTTGGGGCGGAAAAGGTAATAAATGGCTCATTTACTGGCAGTGCTACAGGATGGACGCTTGGATCTGGTTGGGCTTATGGAACAAATAACGTAACAAAAAATGCCGATGGGGTTGGAGCTTTATCCCAAAATGTCAGTGCAGTTGTCGGGGAGATATATGAGATTGTTTACACCGTATCTGCCTGGACCGCTGGCGATTTCGTAGTCAGCCTTGGCGGAAGCTCGGTAGGCCGTATCCGCAGACAAACATCTTTCATGCCTAACGACGTTTCGACAGGATACGGAAATGGCACACATAAAGATGTCGTAGTAGCTCGAACAACCGGCGATCTAATATTTCAACCAACGAACAACGCCAGGTTCACAATTGACAATGTATCAGTGAAAAAAGTTGGCATAAAAAATTCCCAAACAACAAAGGTGTGGACGAGTGATTTTGGTACGTCTGACGCAAGACTTAATATAATGTCAGAATTGACAGACGATGTCATGTCGCTCGGAGGCGGAAGGATAGCGTCTCGAAAATCAGTTAATGGATGGACAGGTGATCAAATACTCATAGACACAGAAGGGTATTGCAGTCAAGACGGAAGTGCAAACTCTGGGGCAGACGGCGGCATTACTCATAAATACGAAGCAATAAAAGTAACAGCAAGCGGCACAGAGACGATGAGGACTGGCGCATTTGGCATCAGACTCAAAGCAACTGGGACGCTTACATATAATACCGGAACCATTTCTGTAGCAAACGGTTCTTATATAATAACCGGTTCGGGAACCAACTGGCCAACAGACGACAGTTGGGATGGGCAGCAAATGATATTTAAATCTGGTGATTCGGTAGGCTATGTAATATATAAGGTAATATCAGCTACAGAGATACAGTTGTATGAATTTTACAGGGGCGATGATTCATCAGGCAATAGCTACGAGGTGAGAACAGTTGCAAGCTCTCTGACAGAAGGCCTCAATTTATATTTATATACAGACAATGCTGGAGTGCCAGGTTCAATAATAAGCGATGAAATTGTGCTAGTTCCATTTGGTCTACTAGGTACGTCTTATGTCGAATATCTTGGGTTGATAACCAACACACATCAACTCCAAAATGGAACGTCATATTGGATTGTCATCGAAAGGTATTTAGCCCCAGGAAACGGTGTTGTGTGCTATCACGAAATGAAGGCGCAGGGCACGAATGCCCACGCCTACTCTGCGGATGGGTCTAGTTGGACGACAGAAAACAACAAGCAGGGTTGGTATAGATTTTATGCTTATTACGGCACGAACATAAAATCGGTAAGTCAGTATTCAACTGCTGTTACTGGGTATGGATGGGCGCATCCAGGCGGGTATTTTTATAGCGAATTATCCGCTGCTTTACAAGGAGAGTCGAGAGGAAAGGATGCTGTTCAGGGTCTTTCTGTGTACGGAAAAGGTGTTTACGGAAAAAGTATCTATGGAAAGGCGATTGAGGGGTACACAGAGAAGGGGACAACAGCAAAGTTTCGGAGAAAGATTGATTACTCATCTGTGTCTAGCATAATGCAGATTGTCAGGGGTGGCGGTGGCGGAAGCAGTACCGGATATGGTGGAAGAATAAGTTTTGAATTGCAAGATTCCGGCGGAACAGACTATTCCGCAGCGGGAATAACCGCAATATTCACCAAAACAGGTAGTGGAGTCTCGTCTGGACAGTTGGTGTTTGAGTTAATGAAGGACGGTTCAGAAGAGCGTGAAAAGGTGTGGTTTGACGATTTTGCCCACATCTTTGGGGGAAGAAAAATCGCAACTTATAACTCTGTTTCGGTAACAAATGCAAATAAGAATGTATTATCAAAAACAGGAATACATACCAGCGTATCTGTAGGGGACATGGCGCTTGTATGTCAAGGGACAAATATTATAACAACCCCTCCCCCTGTACACAGAGTTGTTACGGTAGGAACTGATTCGATAACTCTCGATAGGGATTGTAGAACTGCGGGAAGCGATGCGACAGATTTTAGTGTTCAGATTTTCAAAGATGTGATTGCTCTTTGTGCTACCGACAATACAAACGGGAATATGATCACGTGTTTCAGCCACCAAAACAAACCGCTGCAGCTTGGAGGTAACACCCTTGCATCTACAAGCGGGCTAGGCTTCTCAGGCGAAGATGTAACGCTAGCTGGGATATTAAACGTAGATGTGAGCGCACAAAAGGCGGGGGTAGGAAGTACTATTGGAGATGCAACGCTTTCTATTAAAACATTCAACCAAAATGCGGTTGTGAATATATATGGAGTAGATGCAAGCACAGACTATGGGGTGATACAGGTATCGGATAGCGGAGGATTGTCAAATCCATCTAGCAGACCGCTTGTGTTACAGCCTAATGCTGGGTATGTTGGGGTTAGAAAAATAGACCCAAATGGAATTGTTGAAATAAATCTAGGGTCAACACCAGATCCCGTGCGACTGTCATACAACACCAGTAGCGGATCGGCCTCGAACTACACAGATTTAAAAACGAATAGCTCTGGCAACTTCTCAATTAAACCAAGCGGCAGCAAGGTCGTGATAAACCTTAACAATCCTGATTTGACAAATAACGGACTTCATATAAGCGGACAAATACTGAGGATAGACGCATCAAAAACACCGTCGTCTTCCTCTGACGCAGGAAAGGCAGGGGAGTGGTGTTGGGATACACAATACTTTTATGTATGCGTAGCAACCAACTCTTGGGCGAGAGTACCAATATTAACCTGGTAGGAGATAATTAAAATGAGCGAGATAGAAGAAATAGAAATTAATGAAAGAACAACGAATCAATTGGTTGAGATGTCCAGGCAAATCCAAACTCTTAGTAATTACATGGAGATTATTGCTTCCACACTTATTAATGCGAGTAATGCGCCAGGAATTTATGTGTTTTCTCCTGACTATAAAAAATTAATACGAAATACAAAAAATAAGTAATCACGATTGTTTGGTGTGGTAAATCAGCAAATATCTAGCCAAATAAGGATTGTTGGCTCAAAACTGAAATCGCACGTCTTTAAACAAACGTAATAATCAAATTACATTTGATACTATCAAACCACAAATTTTTGCCAGTTATCTCAATTTTCCGAAAAAGTTGTTTTGCACTGCCACATTTTCAAGCATTCCTTGACAATTGGTATTTTCGATTTACAATGCAGAAAGGAAATGACCTATACCCTGTATCGGTTCAATTTTCATTGCGTGCCTAAGCTTACCAGAAATTTTTTCAAAAAGTAACTCTTACTCGTATTTCTTTTCATCTTGTAGTATACCTTTTTTACTTATCAATTCCCTTTTCGAACTTTACAACCTATTCAGAACCTATCCGAAAACAAAAACTGCCATTCCGAATGAAGCGGAACGGAGTTTTGTTAGAGATGAGAGGCTGGAAGCCGGATATTCAAGCTCTAAAATCCGATCTCCTGGGTTTGTTCAACCTTGGGTTGGTTCAATCTTGCAGATTGAACCATAGTTTTGCATTAGCATATATGCTCTGGATTGGTGTTAAGTGCAGGAAACGTACCTAAACGTTTCGGTTTAATCTACAAGATTGAACCAACAGAGAGAGTCAGAAGTTAGAAGCTGGACATCCAATTTCCGACTTCCAATATACGGAGGAATCCCTCGCTTCTTCGCTACCCGGAATGACACACCGGGTTTTCAGACCGGCTCTGATTCAGAAACGACCATTGAGTCCTGAATTACGTTCCGGAGCGCTCAGGCATGTCCGGTTTCATACGTAGAGTGCTATAGTTTATCATGTCTTTTTGTAGAGAAAGGAGGAAGAGAATGTTACTGCGTTGCATACCTCATTAACAAAAAAGTAGAAAGGAGAAAAACATGTTACAGAGACTAAAAATATCCATATGCTGCATGGCGATATCAGGTATTTTATACATTCCTATGGGCATTATTGAATCAAAAGCATTCGCAGAATCAAAAGAAGCATCAGAAGGGAACCCGCATCATCAGGCAAGATGTGGCATGTGTGGCAGCATCCATGACAAATGCGATTTGTGTGGTGAAAGCCATCATAAAGACAGCATATCCGGTTTGATTTGTTTAGCATATTCTGCACAAAAGGAATTATTAAAGGAGAAGATGAAAACACATCTCGAAGAAAAAGCAGGTAAAAAACTCGATGAAGTAGCCAATCTCGCTGTTGATGCCATGATTAACAAGTACAAGAAAATGAGGGAATGTAAGAAAAGCCGGGAAGAATTTGAGGAGGATTTGAAAGATATTTTCACAGAGGGAGGTGAAGAAAAAGAGGAAGCAAGACAACGGTAG